GCGGAATGTGACACTACCGCCTGCGCTACTGGGGGTTTCCCCATACAGCTTGACCGACCGGATGGCCCAATCTTGTTGGCCTGCGGTAAATGTGAGCACCTTGTCAGCGTTGGTCACAACGCTTGTGGAGCCATCGCTGAGGCCAGCAAGGACCACATCGGACGGGATGAGTAGAAGGAGGGAGAGAAGCATTAGTTCACCTTAGTTAATCTTAATAAATAGATTCATACCATAATTCTTCGGTCGTGTCTCACTGTCTCCGCCACCGTTGATGGTGACGTTGTGGGCGTGGGCGCCAGCAGTAGAGGTGTTCAGCGCCATGCGGCCATCCCGTGCATCATGTACCGTCGCAGAGCCGATCGCCCACGTTCCGCTACCTGATTTCAATGCGTAGTAGCCTTCTGGGTTAGCAGTGTGCGTGTGGGCGCCATCAGTGCCAGTTGTGCCAGTGAACGCAGTTTTTGGCCGTGCGGTTGAGTCTTCCTGGAAAGCGTTCAAAGCTCCACCATTCCAAGCGGTATTGCCATTGTTTTGCCCAGCCATTCGCAGGAATGCGCCGCGAAGATCAGGAACCGTGTTTCGACCGACTAGCTGTGCGTACTTCGAGCCTGTGACATCCCTGCCGTCAGCAAGCACCCATTTCAACTGCTCGGTTGCGTCCAGTAGTGTTTTGAACTGTGGCTCAGTCAAAACGGACTGCTGAATGGCTCCTACCATCCACAGGTCACCGGCAGCACCTGCACCCATCGTCGAGGCCACAGCGACCTTGTTCCAAGCAGTACCGTTCCAGCTCCATGTTTCCTTGAGATCCTCGACCAGGTGAGTCTGATTTTGTGATGGTGCTTGGAATACCCACTTAGCTCCATCCCACCAGGCGATATTATTTGGCTGGCCAGCCCATGCGCCGGTCGGTATTTTGCCGACGATGTAGAAGGTGAACGCAATTGGAGCCACCGGTGGATTGTTGGTGAGACTGATGACAGCCTGCCCATGCTCCAGGCCAAGGACCAAGGTCTCCAGCTTCGTGTCGACTTCCAGTTTGGTGTAAACGCTGGTCGACCTGGGGATCCATTTCTTTGTCGCGATGTCGAAGATCAGGAACTGACCATCGGTTGGAACAGTCGGGTCAACATCATCCAATGTGGCCAGAGCAGGAGTCTTTGGCTCCCATTGGGTTGAGGTCTGGTTGTAGATAAGAATCTGCTTGTCCGCGGGGACGGCTGGGTCCACGTCGGTCAGGCTAGACAATACATGGTCTTTTGGTTGCCATTCAGCGGCAACTTCGTTGTAAACCAAAATCTGATTATTTGTTGGAACGGCAGAGTCCACATTACCGAGTTGATTCAAGTCTGGACTGACAAACGCCGAAGGACCCCAACTCTGGTCAGTATCGCTCCATTGTAGAAAATCTCCTGCTGCGGGAGGCGTCGTCGTGACGTCCACATCATCCAGATCAGCCATCACGAGCCGACGAACATCCCACTCCTGCGCAGTCTGATCGAAGACCAGAGTTCCACCATCCGCGTCGGGATTGGCAATGTCTCGTATGTTCTTTTGCCCATACAGCATGTTGTCAGCCGGCACCCATGCGAGTGCAGAGCTATCCCACACGACAATGTCACCATCGTTCACCCCGTCCGGGATCGTCCTTGGAAGCGGCACGCTGTCGTACCGATTGAGAGCGGCATTCCATCGGACGATGTTCCCATCGGCCAGACCTGCCGGATTTATGACAGGCGCGCCGCCTGGAGCCCATTTGTCCAAAGCAACCGACCACCGCAGGATCTGGCCTTCAACCGACCCCTTGTCCAAGCCGGGGTCGCCTTTGGCTCCGGCTGGTCCGGGCGGGCCTTCGATTTTTCCGAGTTCAACCCAGCCGATTGGAGGCTTTGCCGGCTGGGCTGGCTGTAGCGGTGGACCAGTCGGGTTGGCTGGGTCAATGACAGCGGGAACGAATGGCGATGCTGGACCGGGAGAGGCTGCAGGGTCTGTGGGGCTAAAGATGTATAGGTTTTTGGTACTCGTCACCAGAACCGTTGTCAGGAATGGTGGCCTCGGATCCAACAGGTCGGCGCTTCCGACAGCGCTGGAGATCTTCAGGGTTTCACCCGCGGGACCTGCGATGCTGCCGCCACTAATCCAGCTTTGACTGATATCATCCCATCCGTAAATCTCTTTAGTATCCCGCACAATGCGCAACTCGCCAGGCAACCCAGTCTGCGGAAGATCCGCGCGGGTTGGCACCTGCGAGTTCATGAACACTGGAGCACGGGTGCTGCCGCCTTCGTCAGCACCAGTCGTGAGGAATTCCTTGATGTTGATCTTGTAAGCGATCCCGGTGGCCGGATCCGCAAACGCCACCAAGCTGTCCACCTTGGGTTTCCCGGCTGGCAATTCGTCAATACTGCGCTGGCTCATCAGTTGCTCCGCCTGGTGTTGATTGGACTGTCTGGTGTCTTACTGTTGCCAATCGCATCGTTGATGTCGTTGTCGTAGAGAATAGCGTCGGCGTCCTTGATCACCGGCACCTCGCTGCTTGGCAACTCATCCGAGCATTCCAATTCCAGGATGGCGTCATTGTTGTCCTGATTGGTGACGCTGCTGATCTCGAACACCCGATTCTTCCACTCCATGCGCCATGCGGCTGTGATCCCGGTTACCACACTGGAGAACCGGATGCGGACTGTGTGCGAATAGGTGATCGAGGAGCGGCCCACGCTCAGGCTTGTGCCACCACCATTGCCAACCACTTCAGCGAAAACCGGACCGACACGATCCCAATGGATAAGGTCTTGGCCAAACTCGTCCCGCGTGTACGCAGGCTTGAGCAGGACGATCCTGTCTCTCAGCCTTCCAGCTTCGATGCCGCCTGCCATTATCTGTACTCGCCTGCGTCGAATTCCCTTAAGAGCATATCGACACCGAAAGCAACCGGACCACCAATCCCGGCATTGGCCTCGCGCGTGAGGAACCAGTTGCCCACGAGCATCTTTATCGCCACCGCCAAGCCTTCCGGCGTGGTCTTGTGATCGATCCCATAGCCGGCAGTGAACTCCACCGCGAGACCGTAGCTCCCCGCCATCGGTGGCGATGATTCCAACGAGATCAATGGTGGATTGGCATCCCAACTTCGGAAATGGTGATCGGTCGGATTCCAGACTTTCTCGACGATTTCCCCCTGGTCGTCGTACTCTGTCACGGTCAAAACTGGGGAAGGTTGCTCCTCACCCGTGTCACCTGACACATGCCGCCTTGGCGCAATGATCAGATAATTCCCGGAGCTCACACTCAGCCAGTCCGCTGTGGGTCGCTGACCATTCACATACAGAACCACATCGCCGGCGGCTGTTCCGCCACTGGCCAACACCAGAGGACGCCGGGGAAGTTCAAGGTAGGTAGTGTCTGGTAGATGATCGAACCGCACCCGCCACCGCTGATGAGTGATCGAGATGCGGCAATGATCCTCGCAATAAGTCTGCGCCGCTTTTGTGAGGCCGGCAATGTATAGATCATCATCGCCACCATCCACCCGGAGATGGTGCTTCATGTCCTCCAGGCTGACGGCTGGAGCCGATGGCTTGCCAATGCGCTGGATGATTGGCCGGCCATACGCCGGCGCAGACGTATAACCGGCGATTCTCACTTGCTGCCCCTCACCTTGCGTGCGGGTTTGTCGTGGTGGTCTTCGTCTTTGTGTGGCTGGCCTTCCACCACGATGGCATATCCGGCCTTGACCAGATCATGCGCCTCGGCCTTGTCCCGCTCGAACAAGTCGCCAGGCATAATCAAAAAGGTCGGCGCTGCCATACATTCCAGCGCTTGCAGTTGAACCATGGACATCGTCGTCTCCCTTGCGAAAAGAGGCCGGCGAGTTTCCCCGCCGGCCTCATGACTTTCAGAGGCCGACGGTTACTTCCATTTCATGGCCATGATGGCCTTGTTGTTGACCACCTTGGCATCGGTTCGCATCTCTGCCAGGAAGGCCGATTGGTTGAACTCGAAGTACCTTTCATCCGAGCGCTTCAGGGTCAAGCCCATGGCGTCGCGGATGATGTACTTGCTGAGGTCGCCGAACACAGCGGCCACACCGCCAGCGGTGGTGACAGCAGGCAGGCTATTGTCAATCACGATGGGGTGGCCAAACAACCGCACTGGTGCCATCGGGTCGCGGTAGTCGGTGACGAACACCGGCTCACCCGAGGTGGCATAGCGCAGCTTTTGCACCGCTGCCAGGGTGGCGTCGCTCATGATGAACGCACCATTCTGGCGATACGCCAAGTCCACCTTGTTGCGCAAGGAGAGCAAGTCGTCCACCGAGATGGCACCAGCAGCAGTGGTAGTGCCAC